CTATTAATATTAGCTGAATTAAAAAGAACTAACACTTTACTAAACAGAATAATAAATAAGGATGGTGAAGAATAATGGGTAAATGTCATATTTGTGGAAAACCTGAAAGTAAAGCTTTCTTATTCATGCCATCAAATGTATTTGTTTTTTTGTGTGATAGACATACAGTTAAACGAATTGAAGGAGATTCAAGCGTACCAATATCAAAATGGTGTGAAGAAGAAAAGAAAAGATTCGAAGAATTTAAGACTATTGTAAAATATTTAGATGCAGTCGCAGAGGAAGAAAATGGGAAGACTAAAAACAGTTCATTATAGAAATGAAAAACTTACATGTAAGTATGATGTAAATGTTGATAAGGATGGAAATTTCACAACAACATTACCACAAGATGTAGTTAAACAACTTCAACTTACGGTTGATGAACTTCAGAAAAAGATTAAAGATTATGAGAAAGAACTTACAAATATAGAAGTAAGCAAAGCTCTTAAAAAATATGAATTTTCTGAGGATATTGAAAAAGAAATTTGTAATGTTCTATCTGATATAGACACAACTCATATTACAACTATCCAGAAATGTTTTGATTTTCTTCTTGAGAAAACTGTTTCAGAAAGAATTGAAGAAATTGAGAAAGAGATTGGATATGATAAGACAGCAGATGACGGAATAGACACTGAACCTGCTAAGGATAGTTTTGTTGATTTGATTATTAAAGCACAAGAGAAATATAACACTAAGAAATAAGGGAGTTTTGAAAAATGCCTACAGTTACTAATTCTACAGGAAGGAAAATGCTTTCTGATCTTGTAAGAGGTGCAGAAGATTTTGTTGATAGCATTCAATCTGATATATGTACTGCTTCTACTACTGTAACTCTATCTGGAAGTACTGAACCTATTGGTACTTTGCTTAAATTTAATTCATCTACAGATAAATTTGAAGTACTTGAAATGCCTGATGATTGGACTGCTGATACTGTTACAGCTATTGGCGATATTGTCAAGCCTACTACACAGAATGGTTATCATTATATGTGTACAGCAAGAACTTCAGATTTTAAAACACATGCATCCACTGAGCCAACATGGTCTACAGTACTTGGTACTACAATTACAGATGATAGTGTTACTTGGACTGTTGTAGAGCCATTCGCAGATATTCAGCTTGATAGTATTCTACCTAATAAAACAAATATCTGTATTACAGTTGGCGATTCTAATGGTCTGGGACATAATCCAGAAGATGTTGCAGCTTCTGCTTCTACAACAATGACTGTACTTTACAGAGGTACAGCGGTCATCAAAACAGATGGTGTGGAATGGGGAAGTTTGACTGCTGCTGATAAAGCTGAAATTAAGGGTGCATTTGAGAGACGTGGAATCATATTCTCTGATAGTGCTACTTCTGTTACTCCAAAATATCTTGGATAAATATAAAAATTAAGAGGTTAAAATAAAATGAATATCAAAGAAGAAAAAGGTATTATTAACTTGTCTAAAGAACTTGGAGTAGTAGATGGTAGCCCATTTATGCTTCAAGATATTACTGAGACAGTTACAAGACACCAAGTACAGCCAGGACTTCTTACAGCATTGCTTGTTGATGGTAGTAAGAAAATTTATAATAACACAAACAGCTTCAGATATGATGCTATTGATTACACTCAACAGATTCCTGCTGGTAAAGCATATAGTACATATGGTCAGGCTGAGATAACAAAAGATAAACCATTCCAGAAATACTTTGAGATTCCATCTTTTGGTCTTAAATATAATGTAGCCCCACAGGATTACATGAATAGACGTAAACATGGAACAAATGAAGTATTGACTGAAGCAGATGTTGTAGCAGAGATGAACATGAAGGCTATGTCTGCATGGGCAAATCATGATGAAATTGCTCTTGCACAGCTTATTACTGCTGATACTAATTATATTGCTTCTGGTCCCTTTACTGAGTATAATTTCTATACTGATATTGTAGGAAGTTCAAGAAGTGCAGCTACTGCAATGGAGCTTGATGATGATACTCAAGATCATGTAAAACTTTTCAGAATGCAGAGAAAATATCTTGCTGAAGAGCTTGAGAAATCAGGTGATACAGTAACACAGTATGTTTGTATTTGTGGAGATACTTTCTTTAATCAAAGAAGGCTTATTGAAGAGAATACAGGTCTTGCACGTCCTCTTCAGTTTGGTATTGACCTTGCTTCTGCACCACTTCCAACATCTACTTTTGGCAGCGGTAGTTATCCATACGATTATTTTGACAGTATGGATGGTATTAGGTATATCAACTATGGTGCTACTATAGTTACTGGAAGTAAACTTATTGCTGATACTGCTGGTTATATTATTCCTATGGGTGCAAAGAATCTTGTTAGAATGGTATATGCTCCTGCTAACACAAGGGAATATGTAAATTCTCAAGCACAAGAGCTTTATGCTTGGACTAAAATTGATGATCGTAAAGGTGTAACAACCTTCTATGAGAAAAATTGTCTATATATGTCTGTTAATCCAAGACTCATTCGTAATCTGGTAAATACTTAATCTCCTTGGGTATAGGTGGGGAAGAAATTCCCTGCCTATATTTCAATTAAGGTGACACTAATGGCTGATATTGATGTCCCAACACTTGTAGCAGACATTGAATTTTGGTTGCCATCCAGCAACACAATAAACTCTACTGGTCTCACTAAGCTTGCAAATATTGTTCTTAATAATATAGGCAGTGTGGATGAGAGTGTTTATGATGAAGCACTTTGTAAGTGTCTAAGAATAGCAGCAAGAAAAAATAAAGTAGATACAAGTGCAAACATGGCTGGCAGAAAAAAGATTAAGGTTGATGGTATTGAAGAACAGTTTTATGAAAGTACAAAAGCGATAAAAGCATGGGATAATTACATCGAGGAACTACCCTCTATATGTAGCTTCTTTGGTTATACTGAAGAAACACCAAGTACACAAACATTGAACGGTAGTATTCTTATTTCTGTAGAAGATAAATTTGATATAGAAGATGAGTTTATATCTTATCCAACTTCTTACTCAACGACTACTTCTGATCTGTATCTTTAGGGGTTCTAAATATGATTGAATTATATTTAAATGATACTGAATACCAAGACCTTTATACTGAGACTGGTATATCTCCAAAGACAGGTCTAATTCTACAAAATAAAACTACTGGTCGTGTTTTTCTGAATACTGAAGCAGTTAAGCCTACAACAAACACAAATAGCTTTATATTTGAAAAATCAACTGATAACGTTAAGGTTGATAGTGGGTTTAATAAACTTTGGGTGAAAGGTTTTGGCAGTCTATTAATACAGAATGAAAACAAATTTATAAGACTTGCAGGTGGCACCGAAGATAGATTTGATGTTAATACACCTATCCCAGTAGATGGTGATAGTGTATATGTAAAAGATATTGAAGAAGACGAATGCGATATAAGCAACTTTACTGGCAGTGTCTTTGATTTCTTTGCAAATCCGTTAACAACAAGTGTTAATTCAACAAGTACAAATCCAAAAATCATAAAAATCTGGTTTAAAAGGCCAACACAAACAAATGATGTATGTATAGGTTGCCAAGACCTCTCAAAGAACTTTTCAAATGTAGTAATTAAAACAATATGTAGTGGTGATGAAGTATTTTACACAAAAGACCTTTCCAGTGATGACACTAAAAGAAACGCCTTGCAGATAAGCATACCTCCAATTATGTTGCTTGGATTACAAATAGAATTTCATACAACAGATGAAGTTGGAGTCTCTATAATAACAATCCATAAAACAGGTAATGTAGCTTCAAGATTACAAGCAATTAAAGATAATGGTAATGTAACCAATATAGGTGCAACAAACAGAAGTAATCTGAGAGTATCTATTCAAGAATATGGTGATACTCCAAGTATAGACGCTTTTTCAAGACTTAGGGTAAGTGATAACTTCACATTATTTGATAGTAAACTACTCCATGATAAACAACCCTTGTTTTGGGACGAAGCAATAGGCGGAAGTGCTACTTCTACACATAATGCAACAAATGCATGTGTAGAGATGGAAGTAACAACAAGTACAAGTGATTATGTTATAAGACAGACAAAGCAAAGAATGAATTATAGTCCTGGAAAGTCTGATCTTATATTTATGACATATACTTGTGGATGTGATGGATTAAGTAGAATAGGATATTTTGATGGTACAGGCACAAACAATCTAACACCTAATAATGGAATATTCTTTGAAATAAATGATGGTGCTTTATCTTGGAATATATGTAAGAATGGAACTATAACTGAAAGTGTAACACAAGCAAACTGGAATGTAGATATTTTAGATGGTAGTGGCGTTAGTCAAATTTCATACACACCAAGTAGTGCTAATATCCTTATAATCGACTTTGAATGGTTAGGTGTAGGTAGAGTAAGGGTAGGTTTTGTCGTTGATGGAATAATAAGATATGTGCATTATTTCAATCATGCTAATACTGTAACATTTCCACATGTATATATGGCATCTCCTAATTTACCTTTAAGGTATAGTATTCAAAGTGTAGGTAAAGCAGCACAATTAGATCATATTTGTGGAACTGTAATATCTGAAGGTGGAGTTGATAATATTGGTGTATTAAGAAGTGTAGAGACTGGAAGTACACATATTGATGCTAATACAGAGGGAACAGTGTATGCAGTATTAGGTATAAAACTTAAAGATACATATAAAGATATTACTGTTATTCCTGAAAGTATAAGCATGATTGGGCTTTCAAATGATAATTTTAGATGGAGTTTATTATTAAATCCGACAATAGGTGGGACTGCTTTTACATACTCTGATTTCTTATATAGCAGTGTTCAAGTAGCAAAAGGTGATACAACAAGTGTCGTTTCTAATGAGAACATTGTACTTGCCAGTGGCTATGCAAGTAGTAACACATTACAAACAGAAGCAACATTACACACAGCATTAAGAATTGGAACTAAGATAGATGGTACAGCAGATGAGCTTGTTCTTGCAGTAATGCCTCTTGGCAGTAATGCTGATATACATGCAAGCATGAGTTTTAGGGAGATGCTATGATTACAAACACAATCGATGTCATAGTTTCAAGATATGGAATCACAGGTAGATTTACTTTAAAAAGTGTTGCTAAGACTGCTACATGGGTGGATGAAACAATGCCATCTAAAGGGAAGACTTATACGACAACAGATCATGCTGTTACTGGCATTGATGGAAATTACAACGAACTTGGATGGAAAACAGATAAAGAATATCCAATAGATTCAAGGATTATTTATATATATTCGACACTTATAGCACCAGAAGAGAAAGATAAAATATACGATAGCTCAAATACAACAACGTATGAGATTGTTAGAATAAAGAAATATACAGATCAATTTTATAAACTTTGGGTGATGAAGTGAGTAATACTGCGACAGCGATTGTATCAGATTTTAGTGATAAAAAAACAAAATTCTATCAACAATTAGAAGATTTGGTTGGTGATACGATAAAAGAAACAGCATTAAGAGCTATAGAAATTCTATCTGATGTACCACCAGAAGGAACTCCAATAGACACAACTTGGGCTAGTAGTAATTGGAGGATTAAACAAAACAATTTAGAAATAGAGAATGTTAAAAGCGAACCTTCAAACGCTGGTGAAATAGATAGAAGCTGGAATAAGCAACGACAACAAATGAATGAGTTAAGAGAAGCAAAAGTAAAACCAAATGATAATATATACTTAGTAAACAATACTCCATACATAAGACGATTAAATGAAGAACAACATAGTAAACAATCCCCTAAGTATTTCGTGCAAACAGCAGTTAAGAAGGCTCAGAAAGAAGTTGAGCGTGAAATGAAAAAGAAAATAAAGAAGAAATAATAATATGAACGCATTACAAGCAGATGACATAATTTATAAATACTTTTTTGATAATTGGACAGATACTACTGTTAAGATATTAATGGAGAATGATGATAATATTCCAAATGATAATAGTAGTTGGGTAAGATTATCTGTAGATTATTTTGATAATGATCAAACTTCTATGGGTGCTAAAAATAATAGAAGATTTACACGAAACGGATTTTTTACTTTTATGGTATATACAGCACAAAACATAGGCACTTATACAGGTAAAAGTATTTGTCAATCAATAATCGATATGTTTGAAGGCGAAGCAATAAACGGTATAAACTTTTTAAGTGGTGGTTACAGAGTGATAGGAATAGATAAAGATGAAATTTGGTATAAATTTGTAGGTAAAATAGAATTTTATTTTGATGAAATTAAATAGGAGAATTTAAAATGGCAGTAAATACTAATGATTTTGTTCTACGCTATGCCGTAGAAACTTCAACAGCAACAGTAGGTAATGATACAGAATGGCGACAACTTGAGCCAGATGATATTGGCACTTTTGGTGCTACACTGACAACAATTGAGAGAAATCCAATATCACAAGATAGAATGGCTAAGAAAGGTGCTATTACTGATCTTGATAGTGCTTTTGATTTCAATGGAGATTTAACAGTGGATGCTTTCATGGATTTTTCTGAAGGTATGTTTATGTCTTCATGGTTGGATAAGAAGGTATGGGAAAAACAAAAATCTCATATAGCCAGCGTGAGTGCTGCTACCGATACTTACACAGTTAGTTCTACTTCAGCTTCTTTAATAGAAAATACATTGGTTTACGCCAGTGGGTTTACTAATTCTGCAAATAATGGTCTTAAAATAGTGGTTTCAGGTAGTACTGCTACTACTATACCTGTAGATGGTGAGCTTACTGAAGAAGCAACGCCAGCAAGTGCAGCAAGGCTTGAGGTATGTGGACATCAGTTTGCATCAGGAGATTTGGAAGTAAATGCTGATGGAAATTTGACACTTACAACAGCCAATTTTACAGATTTGCCTTTAAATGTTGGACAATATATTTATGTTGGTGGTGGAACTACTTCTACTACGTTTGCAACTGCTGGTTACTCTGGATATGCAAGAATTGTAAGTATAGCAGCTAAACTTCTGACACTTGAAGATTATAGTAGTAGTTGGACTGGTGCTGCGGATGATGGTGCAACAAAAACCATACAAATATTCTATGGTGGTTTTATCAGGAACGTTGGTCTTGATTCTGATGATGTAATTAAAGATAGATCATATATGTTTGAAGCATCTTATGCTGATGGTTCTGATACTTATTATGAGTATGCTAAGGGGAATAGAGCAAACACAATGTCTATCTCTATGGC